CCTGCCAGCATGTTTAGACGCGTGCTGGCTTAGGGGTATAAGTCGAAACTGTTCCTGCGGCCCGGGCGCTAACGCTGGGCCACGGAACAGCATCGACGAAATGTTTGACAGATGGTTTGATCTTTGGTAATGTCAACTTTGATGGTGCTGGTGGAAACACCTTCTGGATTGGTAACTGAGCCAGCACTGTCACAGAGCGGCCTTATGGCCGAAGGAGAATATGAAAATGGGTTTTTTTAGTAACGCCTCGTTCAGCGATGGCAGCTCACAGTTTGAATCAGCACCTGCTGGCGTCTACGTTTGCCGCCTGGCGAACCTCGACTCGGTTGATCGTCCTTCATACGACGACCCGAACGTCATGGTCCCTAACTTCAAATTTACGTTTGAGACCACAGAGTATGGCGACTCTGCTGGCAATGCTTACCGCTTCTTCAAGTACACCCGTCAAGGTTACGGCAACGACAAGCAAGCACTGACAATCCTTCTCGATGGCATGCTCGGGCGCCGCTTGACACAGGCGGAGTTTCACCAGCTCGATGTCGATGACCTGCTTGCAAAGCAGTGGATGGTCACTGTAGACGCCAAACTGAACACGCGTGGCAACATGACCAATGCCATCGTTTCGGTCTCTCCTGTGACAGCCAAGAAGAAGCTGACAAAGATCGCACAGCCAGCGATCAAGACTGATGACATCGAAGATCCATTCGGTGAAGACGCCAGCGAGTAACCATCTCCCGGTTGCCAACGACTCGCTGACGAACCAGGCACATCATCCGAACGGTGTGCCTGGTCTTTTACTTTGAAGTGGAGAATCAATGTCGAAGAACACAAAGCTCGAGGAGCGAACACAACTCCTGGTGCAAATCAAGGAACTCAGAGCTGCTGGTAACAGCATCAGCCGCACCGCGCAGATCATGAAGATGACACGCGGGACAGTCCAGCGATGGATTAATGAAGAAAATCCAGACAGGGTAGTCAAGAAAATGGACCCGTACATCTCGCTCGACGAAAAGACAGCTACCGTGATCAAGTGGGCAGAGCTCATCGCAAGCGGTGAGACACGAAGCAAAGCAGCCGAAATCGTCGGTTATCCAATAATGATGATAAATCGATGGATGATGAGCGAACCTTCACTGCGTGTGGAGTTCCAGGAATCTGTCGGGAAGAAACAAAACAATCATGGTGGCCGTAAGAGCTTTGAGTCAATCATGACAGATGTACGCGCAGGACGTCCTGTGTGGCGTGATGGCGCTCGTTTCAAGCTTCAGCTGGTCGATGCTGCACTTATGCGATACGAGCTCGATGGTGCGAACGTGTGGAGGTGCAAGGGCTTCGCGACACTATCAGGCAATGATGTCCTGGCGCGAGATTGGCTGGTAATGACAAATGAAGTTTGAAAACGTAATACAGCATCTGATGCATGGCAAACCGATCACACGCGTATGCTTTGATCACGATGTCTACATCCGATACTCCGACCTTTTTGAGGCATTCGTCATGCACAGTGGATCTGAGTCGAAGACTCTACAAGGTCTGACACTCGATCCTGAGTCGCTTTTTGCGACTGATTGGATGTGGGGTGACGATCACCCTGTAAAGGATGAGATCACATGGACACGGACCACATCATAAAGAGCATCATGGCGAAGCCATGGTCCAACACCTACAGTCTGCTCAAGGCCATCGGAGCGTCCAGTGACCAGGTCGACGAAGCATGGCGCGACTATCGTCGCAAGTACATGCGGAGTCAGCGGTGGCAGGACATTCGCACAAAGGCGCTCGAACGCAGCTGTAGAACATGCGAGCAGTGTGGCCGTCGACAGGAGGACGGCTACAAGCTCGATGTCCATCACATCACCTACATTAGACTCGGTGGTGAGCTAATGGAAGATGTCCAGGTGTTGTGCTACTTATGCCACGGACAGCTGCACTACAGGCGCAGAGTGCGCCAGGATGAGACAGAATAGGATCATGGCAAGAGGTAATACAACAGAACCTGAGATTCTCGCACAGGTCGAATCGGCTTTGATCGCTGGTCAAAGCCCTTCGGTCATTGCACGGTCGTGTGGATTACCACGCACGACCATCATCTCGATCAGGGACAGAATGACGACTCCTGTCGAACAGAGTCGACATGACATCACCACGACGATTCTTCCGACAAAGTCTCTCGATGATCTTCTGACATCTGTGCTCGAGGACAGCCTGAAGGCGCTACAGGCGATAGCACGTACAGCGCAGAGTGAGCGTTACATCAATGGCCAATCAGCTGCCCAAATTGCAGCTCTCCATGAGCGCATTGCGAACTTCTCGATACAACTTCTCTCCGCCGCAGCCGAACCAAGCCAGGACAACAACTAGCGCGCAGACGGCTCTCTGTTACCTTGACTACCTTCGCGAGACTCTCCCGAATGGTTGGTCCTTTACGGCTCGGCATCTCATCGCCATCGCGTCGCACCTTGACGCAGTTGAGCGTGGTGAGATCGACAGACTCGCGATTCACATGCCGCCACGTCATGGCAAAACAGAGACAGTCACGGTCCGCTACGGCGCCTATTGCATCGAACGAGATCCAAGCGCGAACGTCCTGGTCACTGGCTACAATGAACGCATCGCGAGGCGCTTCTCCCGTAAGTCGCGCCAGATCGTTTCGTCCAGGACAAAGCTCGCGAAGGACAACGCGGCACAGGATGAGTGGTCACTGCCAGAGGGCGGCACCTTCATGGCGCGCGGTGTCGGCTCACCTCCGACTGGTGTCGGATTCAAGCGCATCATCATCGATGATCCGATTCGATCTCGAGAGGATGCAGAATCCTCTCTATACCGCGACAAAGCATGGGACTGGTATACCGACGACCTTTACACGCGATTGGAACCGAAGGGCGCTCTCATCATCGTCTCGACCAGGTGGCATCACGACGACATCACCGCTCGCGCAATCTCATCGGAGCCTCACCGATGGACGGTCCTCAACCTGCCAGCCATCGCGGAGGAGAAGGACCAGATCGGTCGCCAACCTGGCGAAGCTTTGTGGCCTGAACGATACGACGTCAAGGAACTCGGACGCATCAAGGAGGTCATGGTGGCCAACAGTGGCGACTATGGATGGTCAGCACTCTACCAGCAACATCCAACACCACGCGAGGGTTCGTTCTTTAAGTCGGACCGCATCACCATCGAGCATGCGACACCGAACATCGCGAAGATGTCCCGCGCTTGGGACCTTGCAGCGACAGCTGGAAGTGGTGACTTCACGGTTGGTGTGAAGATGGGCCGTGATGCTGATGGTCGCATCTGGATCCTCGATGTGGTGCGTGGCCAGTATGACACCGACCAGCGCGATAAAGTTATACGGCAGACAGCTGCTCTCGATGGCCGTGGCATTCGGATTCGACTACCGCAGGATCCTGGTCAGGCTGGCAAGAGTCAAGCGATGCACATGCTTCGGCTGTTGCATGGTAGTGCTGTGACAGTCCTGCCGGTGACCGGCTCGAAGGATGTGCGCGCTGAACCGTTCGCGTCGCAGGTTGCTGGTGGCAATGTCTACATGGTCGCAGCTGACTGGAACCGTACACTACTCGACGAAATGCGGACGTTCCCGCTCGGCAAGAATGACGACATCGTCGACGCTTTGACTGACGCCTACGACGAGCTGGTCGGTCGTGGCGGTGGGTGGGGTGCAGTATAACGCATGATAAGGACACAATAGTCACATGGGACTCTTCGATCGCTTCATAGGCAAAGCCACTGCCGCGCCAAATGCACTCCTTCCGCCGCCGCTGATTCAGCGACAGACGTCCTATTTCACCGGCACTGGGAACGGCGACTTTTGGTCCCTGCTGACACGTAACCTTCCAGGCTCGAGTTTTAACTGGCGCTCACAGGCTGGCGACCTAATGCTGAATAGCATCGTCGCGATCGGCATGGACTGGTACATCAGAAACTGGAGCCAGGGTGTCCCTGTCGTTCGTCGACCGATGCCAGATGGGCAGGTCGAGACAGTCGCAGATCACCCGATTCTACAGCTGCTCGCACAGCCAACACCGAACGTGCCGCCATCGCTCGTGTGGTCGTGGATTCTCCCAGACTACCAGCTGCTAGGAAACGCCTACTTTCGGAAGGTCCGCGTGTCTGGTCGTGTCGTCGGTCTGCAATACCTAGCGGCTGACATGGTTCGGCCTGTCGGCAATAAGGTCAATCCGCTCATCAAGTATCAGTACACGGTTGATGGCACGTCGTACGACATCGCGCTCGAGGACATGATTCACATCCGCTATGGTCGAGATCCGCAGGATAGTCGCTTCGGGCGCTCTCCTGTTACGTCTGTCCTTCGTGAGATCGCAACAGACAACGTCGCTGCGAGCGCTGCATTCGGCATGGTGCGAAACGGTGGCATGCCATCGATCATGGTCGGGCCTGATTATAAAGGTGGCGTGGAGGACCTCAGCGAAGACGACGCCAGACAGACAAAACGCAAACTACAGCAGGACTTCACCGGCGACAATGCCGGCAGCGTGTTGGTGATGACCGGACCATTCAAGGTCGAGCAGGTCAGCCACAAACCAAGTGAGATGGCGTTCGATGAGATCCGCCGCAAACCGGAGGAGCGCGTGTGTGCAGCTCTCGGTCTCAATCCGCTGGTCCTTCAACTCGGCAGCGGCCTCGAGCGCGCAACCTACAGCAACCTCGAGCAAGCAACACGATCGGCGTGGACTGATGGAATGATTCCGCTGATGCGGCAGATGTCCGAAGCGCTCACCATCGCACTGCTCCCAGACTACCAAGAAACGCAACCAGGCGACTACCTCGAGTTTGACGTTGCGAATGTTCCGTCACTTCAGGCTGACCTCAATGAGGACGCCGAGCGAGCGGAGCGACTCTACAAGAGTGGCATCATCGATCTCGCAACAGCCAAGCGTGTCGCTGGTGTGACTCCTTCGGATGATGACCTCGGCTATTATCACCCTACAGCGGTCCCTGTGCAGATCGGCGCGCAGGAACTCCTGGTCCCTGATGCTGCGCCAGTCTCGACAGCTCGAACTGCCGATGAAACTGCGAAGCTGGTCGGTGCTGCTGGTGCTTTGATCCGTGCTGGCTTCGAGCCAGAGGCTGCACTCCAGGCTGTTGGACTAAACAGCATCCAGCACCTCGGTCTGTTGCCTGTCACAGTTCGCCAGGAAGAGACCAAAGCATTCGACGATGCATCTGAGCCAGGACTGAAGTTCATCCCGTCGAAGGATATGAAGGAAGAAGCACAGCGCGCCATCGAGTGGCGTGATGCCGGTCGTGATGGCGGGACCGCTGTCGCATGGGCCAGGGCGAATCAGATTGTTTCCGGTGAGAAGCTCAGTGAGTCTACGGTCCTTCGGATGTACTCATTCTTTCGACGTCACGAAGTAGACAAACAAGCGGAAGGTTTCCGACCAGGTGAGGATGGTTATCCTAGCGCCGGTCGTGTGGCATGGGCCGCATGGGGTGGCGATGCTGGCTATCGCTGGTCCACAGCTGCGCGCAAAGAGATCCTGAAGAAGATGGCACCGAAGGAAAACGGAAAGTCGTACCATCCATACTACGGATACGAGTTGACCGACACCGATGGCTGATATCTACCAGGTCAACGAGTCGTACCGGAATCGACTGCGATTCCGTGAGAACGAAGCACTCTCCGAGATGAGTCGGACGTACGGTGTTCTCCAGGCTGACAACCTCAAGCGCCTCGAAGCGGTGACAGCCGCCATTGAGGAGGCACAGGCAGCAGGTGAAGACATCACTGGCCTCTCGGAGTACATGCTCCGCCTCGAGGCGCTCAATGTGCAGATGGCCGAACAGGTCGCACTCTTTGCGCCACAGGCGACCGACATCGCAACAGGCGGACAACGACGCGCCATACAGCTGTCGCTAGACATTCAGGAGGACCTGGTGCGAGCAGTGGCGGGTGTTCCACAAAGCGTGAGTCTCACCGCTGATCTAATGTGGAACCGTCTCCCTGTCGAGGCAATAACCAACGTCGTCGGCTTCGCCGCTGACGGCTCACCGCTCGGCGCGCTGTTCGAGGCTATCGGACCATTTGCTTTGGACCACGTCAAGATCGGCATCGCGCAAGGTCTCAATCCTCTCCAGGTCGCACGAAGGATGTCGAGGACGTACGAAACTCTCGCGCCTTCACGAGCTGCTACCATCGCACGAACAGAGATGATTCGTGCCAATCGCGAAGCACAGCGACAGACCTTCGAGGCGAATCTGTCGATCGTTCGTGGGTGGCGCCGCATCTCAGCGGGTGATGTGAACGTGTGTCCTGTGTGCTGGTCGCTTCATGGTGATCCCAATCCAGTTGCAGATGTTGTTCCTTCGCATCCAAACTGTAGATGTACGGTCGTCCCGATCACACCTACATACGCTGAACTCGCAGGACTGCCGCCAGGCAGTTTCGATGAACCGGAAGAGATGCCGGACAAAGAGGAACAGTTTCGTATGCTTAGTGAAGCGGAGCGTCGGCAGGTCCTCGGACCTTCGCGGTATCGTTTGTGGGAGACAGGCACACCTCTCAGTGCATTCGGTAAAGTAGTACCGAACGCGGAGTGGGGACCACAGGCCGTGGTCGTGCCGGTCAAGGAGTTATGATGCAGACTTTGGTATCCTTCGGTGATGCAATCAAAGCAGATGACAACGGTCGTGTGCGTGGTTACCTGGTGCGCTTCGGTGGCGCTGACCTCGAGGGCGACTACTTCACAGCGGCGACTGATTTCGGACGTCCGATGAAGTCTGGTGAGCGTGTGCCGATGAACCTCTACTATCATCACGGCCAGGACAAGCAGGTCGGGAAGTCACGCATCGGAACCGGCTACATCACCATGGACGATAAAGGTCTGTGGTACGAATCGCAGGTGGAGATGGCTGACCAGTATCAGAAAATGATCCAGGAACTGGCGAAGTCTGGCAAGCTTGGATATTCAAGCGGCGCCACGGGTCACATGGTCGAGCGGAAGAAGATGGCCGATGGCCGCTATGAAATCACACGCTGGCCAATCGGTGAGGCATCGCTGACACCGACACCAGCGGAACCAATGAACATGGTCAAGTCCTTAAAGGACATGTATGGCGACATGGAGGATGATGGCATGGAAGAAGAGATGATGATTCCAGTCGCGCCTGGTGAAGACGTGGCGACATTCGTCGAGAAGGTCTACGGCGATCTGGCGGCAGAGATGGTTCACGAAGGCATCGAGGCACTCTACGATCGCCTCTGCGCTGGCATGATGGCCGCTCTTGATGCTGGTCTGAGTCGCAGACACATCGATGCCATCATCGATGCATTTGCCAGCAAAGCAAAAGAACTCACAGCAAATTTGAAGGATCCGGCAGCGGAAGTGCAATCGATGAAGTCGAAGCACGAGCGACCGACATCCATCCGAGAAGTGGAGCGACGTCTGCGGGATGCAGTATGTCTCTCACGTAGCGAGTCGACAAGATTCGCCAAAACCATCTGGAACGAGCTTCGGGACGAAGCATCGAGCGAAGATGTCACCATCGTCGAATACTCGAGCGACATCGAGGATGCGAAGTCCGCACTCCTCCGTGAGCTCATGATCTTGGAGTTAAGTCAATGACAATCGAACAACTCGAGGGCCAGCGTCAGTCTACAATTGCTGCCGCAAAGGAAGTCCTCATCAACGGCGGCGACATGGCCGAAGCCAATCGCCTCCACGCATCTGCAAAGTCTCTCTCTGAGCGCATCGATATGCTCAAGGAGTTCGGCAACGTTCCTGCTCCTGTCGCTGCTGAAGCTGCGCCAAAGCATGAGCCATGGAAGTCCGGCAGTGTTGTCCGGAATCCATTCCCTGGACCAAAGGCTGAGGCTGATTACAAAGCATACGCATTCGGCCAGTGGGTTCGTGGTACGGTCCTCGGCAATGCTTCCGCAGCCAAGTGGTGCAACGAGCATGGCGTCAAGTCGCAGACCGAAGGTGACAACGGCGCTGGTGGATACACTGTCCCTGAGATCGTTTCGTCCAGCCTGATCTGGCTCCGCAACGAGTACGGAATCGCACGTCGGTATTCGCGCATTTACCCGATGACGTCTGACATCCTCAACGTGCCAAACGCATCGACATCGACAACCACGTATTACCCTGGTGAAGCAACCGCCATCACCGCGAGCGACATCACCTTCACACAGGTCGCACTGACCGCGAAGAAACTCGCGATCTTGACCATTGTCTCCAAAGAGTTGAACGAAGACACCGTCATTGACTTTGGTGCAACATTGGCTCAGGACTTCGCGTACGGCTTGGCTTTGGCTGAGGATGCAGCTGCATTCCAAGGTGATGGCACATCGACGTATGGTTCGATCACTGGAATCATGCCAAAGATCAAGGCGCTGTCCGGAACCTTTACGTCCATCGCATCGATGGTCGTTGGACCAGTCGGCACAGCTGCTGCACTCTCGAGTTTCACCCTCGCGAACTTCCAGAACATGGTCGCGAAGCTTCAACCATATGCAACGCAACCGCGCTGGTATATGCACAAGAATGTGTTCTACAACGGCGTCGCAGATAAGTTGATCGCCCTCT